AAGCGAAATTAAACAACTCACACCCGATGGATACGGTGGTGATTTTGAAATGACTATGGAGGCAAACCAATGACCAACTATAACCAAAGACTCGATGAGATATTAGACATCTTTCATAATAAGATGCTGGCACTTGAGACCATAACTGACCCACGTGACGAGCCTAGTGATGAGATAGACCGCACATTCGATGACGCCAAGCAAGCCCTCACCTCACTCATAAAAGAAATGGTGGTGGAAGCGAAGCCAGGCTACGATGCAGTAAAAAATAGCGAACGAGATAAAGCCATCGACCAGTTTGAGCAGAACCTATTAAAAGCATTGGAGACATTGGAATGAGTATGATTTGTAACCGATGTGAAATGCTGACTGAACCGATGGGGCACAACTGTGAGTTTTGTGGTGAATGTGTTGGTGGCGATGAGTGCCCTAAGCACAAAGATGAACCTATAGAAAATGACCTATTAAAAGCATTGGAGGAAGTATGAGAGAGATTAAGTTTAGAGCATGGGACAATCATAATAAGGAGTGGGTATATTCTAATCTGATGCCAGATATTGGATTTTGGAAGTGGGTCGCCTATGATAGCACTACAGTATTCAATGAGTGGACTGGCTTGAAAGACCGCGAGGACGTGGAGATATATGAGGGTGACATTGTGCAGTTCTATCGCCACGACGACTTGACCCACAAACACGAGAAACGACACATTGCATCCATCTACTGGGCAAATGGAGGCTTTCAGTTCGCTGACTTGTACAACCCTAACAGGACTCTTGCGAGCCTTTGGAACCCAGGAGAGTCAATGGAAGTCATCGGCAACATCTACGAGAACCCTGAGCTTTTGGAGGAACTGATGACACCTACAGAACAAGGGGGCTTTAATGAGCCTATGGGTGAACTATTCGGCAGGTATTGCACGATTGAGATGAAGCGCCATTATGAGATTAAGGAGGATTAAGTAGATGAGTGACTGCGTATTTTGTAACCACGACAATATCAATGGCATAGAACTCCTGGTGGATAACGTCTACATGTTCACGCCATTAAACCCAGTAGTGCGTGGCCACAAGTGCTTTATCCATAAGGAACACACGGCTAACGCGAGCAGTGACCCGAATATTTATGCGGAGGTATCAAAGGTTGCAGCACTGTATGCTGGCTTGCTAGGTGTCCCATTCAACCTTATTACCTCAGCTGGCAAAGAGGCAACGCAGAGCGTCAGGCATTTGCATGTTCACTACGTGCCGAGGGCGGACGCTGACGGATTATACCTGCCATGGACTAATCAAGTAAAAGGAGCTACAAAATGACCAACTATAATGAAAGACTATACGAGATTATCGACAAACACAGACACGATGTAGATATGGATTTCTCCGCAGACATACGCCACTATAAAAATACTAACGAAACTGTAGATGGTATCACCTCACTCATTAAAGAACTGGTGGCGGAAGCGAAGCCGCCGTACTATTCAGTCGAAGAGCCAGGCCACAATGCTAGGCATGATGGCATTGAACAATACGAAACCAACCTCAAGGAGCTATTGAAATGACACCAAAAGTGAAAGCACACATCGAACGCACGATAATCTCCGAGTTTGAACTGATGGAGGCAGACTTTACCATGGAAGAACTTAAGGCGATAGCCAGCTACAATAGGAGCAAACAAAACCCTCCAAACAATAACCCTCGCTAAATACGAGGATTTTATATTGCCTATACTGCGTGGTACTTAGCTAGTATATATCATCCCTGCCACCAGTCCAGCCCATGCAGCCTCACTGGCACGTGGTTTTCTCACTGCCAGCCATCTGGTATGCCAGCATCTAAATCGTCAGCTTCTTTATGTATCATACGTGCATAAGCCTCTTCATCGCACTCTGCAACCTGTCGTAGGTTCAAGTGTAAAGGGTAGTCATTCTCTATTATGTGGTCTACAAGTGGTCCGAACATCTTATTTGAAATGAATACATATGAACCTTGTACTCTATTATTTTCAGGCTCTTCCATTGCTATGAATACATGGTCATAACACGCCAATGCACCTATGAATGTGAATAGTGCTGTATTATCTGGTGTAGCCTCAAACTCGCTACCATCGCCAAACTCTAAATGTATATGTTCACTCATTATCGAACTCCACGCTTTCCATCATTGCCAGTTTACCTATCGCAACATAATAATCAGGTGGCGTCAGCCAGATTATCTCCTCACCATTGTAGAACGGGTATCGCTCTTCGTTTGGTGAAGCCTCCATATTACTCTACTGCCTCACGTAGGCTACGTATCACTTGTACGAGTATAGTCTTAACAGCAGACAGTCCAGACGCTACGCCTGATAGTGTTATAGCTACTGTAAGCACCCACAACTGCTCCCATTCGGCTTTGAACAGTAAATCGAGTATAGACTCACCAGACACGATGAAAGTCGTTAGAAGCACCTGCACGAACGTCCAAGCAGCCCTTGAGAATACATCCTTCCAGTCTATAGCTTTGATTGCTCGCCAGAGTTTCATTTGAACACCCCTTTCAGTTTATCTATAATCCACTGCACCATTTCAACTAGTTTTTTCAGCAAGCCATTATTCTCTTTACCCCAGTCTGTAGCTGGTGGAGTTACAACTGGTGGTTCGACTACTGGCGGTTTAGGCGGCTCTACAGGCGGTTTTGGCGGCTCTACAGGTATTTCCTCCAAGTCTGCTTGTTTTATTCCCCAGTCGAAGCCCTTGCCTGTAGCATAGACACTACGAAGCCATAACGCCCCATTCCAGTCAGTTTTAGTAGCAAATGCCACATCTGTACCCTTCGCAAGCGCTGCACCTTCAGACTTGCCAGAAATAACATTCGTAACAAATACCTGCTTATTAGTACGTAGTGTGCGAGGTGTATCCATTGCCACCCATGTCGGTTTAGTCGGTGCTGGTGGTGCTAGTTTCGCTTCAGCCTCACGCTGTATCCTAGCGAGGTCATAATTACCTGGACATTGCGTAGAGGTGTACTGCCTATGCGGTGTTAGCGGTAGTCTGCCATAAGCTCGCCATATATCTGCTACAACTTCAGCTATCACATCGTAGTCTTCAGCCCGACATCGTGGGTCACATTCCAGCCCGATACTACGCTGGTTTATATCAAAATTACCAGCGTGCCATGCAGTATCCTGTACCGCTACAAGACACCAAACACGCCTTCCAGTACCTGTTACCACATAATGTGCAGATACTTGTCTTGCAGGATTAACAAGCGTTGCTACAGCACCTTCAGCGGTTGGGTTACGAGCAGGGTCGTCCCACCAGTGAATGACTATTCTGTCTATGTTCTTACCGCCACGCCCAGCTGTATAATTTGGGCTGTCAATGTTGGTTATTTCGTTATACGCCATCACTTCCCTCCTATTATTTCATTAACTATAAACATCGCAACGCCTGTGAGCAAGGCCCCAAACGTTGCTGAGATAGCATTCTCATACCAGCGTCGCTTCTGTACTGCCACCAGCTTTTCTTCGATATCGTTCCGAGCATCGGTAATCTTGTCATCGACTTCTGATTTAGTATAAAAACTGAGCGTGTCGAGTTTCTTATGGATAGCAGCCAACGCAGGCTCGACAATCCTGCTCTGCGATTGCTTCAGCAAGGCTATGTCGGTAGCCATCTGTCGGAATTCTTCACGCTCGGTAGGTGTCATTGTGTTACTACATCCATTCTGTATTTATTATTACATTCGATTAGTCAAGATTGCGCCTGCCAACTCCCTTAACGAGAATGACTTAAGCCACCTCAGCAACTTCCATAGTCATATAACCAGCCGCCACTGCGGAGGCTCCGTCAGCAAGTAACTGGAGGTTCCATGTATGGCTTCCAGCCGCTGGAGTGTGTCTAAATATCCAACTGAAAAAGTGTGTGTTGCTTGACCCAGATACAAGGGCAAGAGTTAAGTCAGTTACTTCTTTGACAGTACTGCCGTCGCATTGCACTCTAAGACTGTATTTTCGATGAGCACCTGAATTAGCGTTCGCGATTGGTCCACTGAACCTTATAACTACCTTGCCTCCTGTACTAGTGGCTGTCACCGTAGCGTAAGTAGTGTATGAAGTAGGCAATACTCCACCACTATGCTCAGCCCATCCGAGTTGAGTAGAGCCCACTGCGAGCTTCCCAGCCGTCACCGCACCATCAGCTATAGCGGCTGTAGTCACAGAGTTGGTCTTCAGAGTGCCGTTGTCGTTATGAGCAGCGTCCAACACACCGCCAATCTCATTAGCCCAAGCAGTAGTCGGCTTCAGCACTACAACCTGCCCAGGTGTGTTACCTATGTCGGTGTAGCCTGGTGCGAAGCTTGTTATCTCGATATTACCACCAGATAGTATACCGTCAAACACTGTTACTGTTGCAGGCACGAACGCACCTGTACCGTCTACGCTACCTACTGTTGCGATGAACTTACTAGGCCAGTTAGTTGTTGCGTCTACTTGTAGTGTTGTGGAACTGATAACACGAGCATTTGTTACCGTCGCTTTGACTGCGTCCCCTGAACCGTTACTTGCTCTGATTAAATCTATGCTTGCCATATACCACTATTGTAGCATAAATGCTAGTGGCAATAGTCTACTATTCTTTTACTACTTTTTTCAGTGCTTTCACGTACTCAATACTGCACAAGTCCTCGCCAACCCACGAGAAGTCGAGGTCATACGGCAGGTCGTCGTACTTAGTCTTATCGAACGCTCTGTCCTTGTTGTCGCTAGTGCTTAGCCCTGTATTATGCAGTAGCGTCGTGGCGTGCCAGCGCCCTATCTTGTCTCCAGCCCAGCAGAAGTCCAGCTCTGGGGTTATCTTATACTCAGCCCCAAATAGTGGTGCGTTGAACAGTTGTGCCCACATCTCGGCACACCACTTCTGTATGTCGCTATCGGTCAGGTCAAGGTAGCCCGACAGTTTGTGGCAGTCGCTCTGAACCTTTAGCCAGTACTCAGCGGTCGGCTTTACTAGCACCCACTGAGCACCAGCACCTTCCAGACGCTCTAGTACACTACGGTCTACCTTAATTAGCCTAGCGAAGTTGTCCAGCACCTCATCACCGTTACTGCAACCCTTGATATAGTCGGCATTTATGTAGCTCGCACAGTCCGAGCCAGCCCACACACTTTCAGACAGCTCCACCTTGCTCCAGTCAGGTAATCGCCTGAATATAATGTCGGTGTCTATTTGAAAGTAGGTATCCTGCTCTCTACTAGGGTCTTCTGATAGATAACAGTACCAGAGGAATGGTCGAGTACTAGCGACATACATACGTTCTCGGCGTGTGTCCATATAGACGTGTATCTCAGCCCTATCCCCCCAACGTCGCACAATATAGTCCACTACTGGGTCGTCAGGCTTATCGACTGCGAACAGCACTACCACCTCTAGCTTAGGGTCAAGCGAATACAGATTGGTGAGTAGCACGTCTATCTCCCACTTAAACTTGGGGTGTGTGTTCTGTGCGACCAGATACTTCATACCCCAAGCATAACAAAAACACCCCACTTTGTGTAGGGTGTTCTTGGTGTGTTGGTTTTTACTAGAGAGCTGTTGTAGCTGCCTTGCTTGTGCCAGTTGTAGGCATAAGCGTGTTAGTTGTTGAGGCACTAGATGTACCAACGTCAGCACCCTGCTCAACAGTAGCGATAGCACCTGCTTTTTTAACAAGTACGAATGTGTCGCCACGGTCACGCAACTGAACCTCAGAACCTGAGAAGCCAGGTACTTTGGTGATAACTGTGTAGTCATCTGGTCGCATTTTAGGTGTAACGTTCAATATAGCCTTTTTGTCAGCCACGAGGACGTGTACCTGTCCCCAGTCGCCAGTACCACCTTGAGGTTTTGTACCGAGTGCTTGTGGGAAGTAGTGGTCAGGCACCTCTACACAGGTAACACCCTTTAGGCGACCCAAGAAGCTTTTGTTGATGCCATCACCGTAACCAGCGTCTGAACCTGTGAAGGTAATCTGGTCAGCAAGCTCAGCTGCGTAAGTAGAGCTGACAAGTGCGACCATACGCTGTACTTGACCACCCTTGTTCTTAACTTTCATAACAGCCTTAGCGAACGCTAGCGGTAAACGAACAGTGTTGTTCACAGCAGCGATACGGACTACTTGACCATTTTCACGAGCTGCCACAACCTTGTTGATTGAGTAAACGTCGTGAGTTGGGACGAATACTTCTTCAATTTGCTGACGTGCCCACTGAGCAGCCAAGTTAGCGATAGGAGTATCCTGCTCCAAGGTTTTCTGGATACGAGCGAACATTGCTTGGTTGTAAGCAAGTGTGTAGTCGTTACCACTGTTGCCTACTAGAGTAACAGGTGAGTATACTACGCTGTTTTCGTTGTAACCAGCAAGAGTACCGTTATCTAGTGCGAACACACGGATTGAACCGTCGTTGTTGAACTTGTAACCGTTATCACCGAAGTAAGGTGCGAACACCGAACTGATTGTTAATTGTCGGTCGATAAGGCTACTATCTGACTTACCATAGGTTTGAGCCATTAGTTTTCCTTTCGTTAAAAATGTTAGTGGTTTATACCACACTCATAGTATAACCACAATACTTGTAAAAGTATAGTACTAAAAATCCCAGTCATCACCACCGTATATATTAGCCACAACCTCGTCCTCATACTCCTCGACTTTTTGGTCAGTCCGTATCAGGAACTCGCCATTAGCGTCAAAGTACTGCTTAACAGCGTCTGAACAATACCTAAAACTGTCCGAAAAATGTGAGCTACTGTCGTGTTCTGGTCCCTCATAGTCGCCTGTGTACTTGTTGTACTTACGCTTATATAGTCGCAACTTCTCTATCGCACCAGTAGTAAACGGCTTGTGCCAAGTCGTATCAGCTGAACTCATCAGGTGAACCGACTCTCGTATACCATCCTCTTTCTTCTTACGCTTTAATAGTGAGCTGTTAGCCAGCCCCAATCCTTGTAGTTTCACCAGACGCTGTATGCCGTCGCTATCTCGCACAGCCCCATCGTGTGGGAAGAAGTGCCATCTGTAGTTGTACGGTTTGCTCCGTATGTAGTCCACCAGTAGTTTGTCGTCAATAACTGCCGTTTCATAGGCGTCTATAATGTTGAGCTTTTTATTATAGTACTGCCAAAACAGCCCAGCTGTACCGTCGCCACCACCACCTAAGTCCCAGCTAGTGTACACAGGTAAGTTAGAGTCGTGAGGGTGTATGCCTATCTCGCCGTTCTTAATCTTGCGACTAATCTCATTACCGTAGTAGCTCGTCATCAGAGCCTGCCCCTCGTCCAGTAGGAACTCCTGCCTATACAGGAAGTCGTTGCCGTACTCAGTGATGTAGTCCTGCCTAGTCTGCTCCAACTGCTCAGCTGACATGTACTGTGTGGCATAAACACGCTGCGCGTATTGGGTGGGGTCTTTTTCGGCAGCTATGAGTAGCTTAATAAACGTGCCGCCAGATACACCGTCCTGCTTCGGGGTACTCTCGATGATAATCTGCCCATCATTAGCAGCCACAATCGGTCTGATAATGCCTAGCACCCCAGACACGATGTCCACGAACTCAGACAGTATATACAGCTTGGTGTTATTACCACGCAACGCCTCTGGATTAGCGTTAGCCCCCACTAGAGTGAGGGTTGAGCCGTTTTTGAGCGTCATCGACATATTGTCTTTGGTGTTTGTTTGCGATAATATCAGCTCTTTCGGTATATGCTCGATAGTCCGAAAGCCATCGTTCTCCACGTTATTCCAGAAGGCGTTATACCCCTGCTCTTTGGTCGGATAAACGATGACCACCCCCATAGGCTCTTCCACCATACGTTGTATGGCATAGACGAAGGTGGTCAAACCTTTGCCTGCACGTTACCGACGTGCCCACATGAGCACGCCGAACCTCCTTTCTCGCATACCAGACAGGAACTCTGCCTGATAATCTCTTGGGGTGTAATGGTGTGGTACTTGCATACTACCTACTTCTTAGCAGGTTTTGTAGTAGGCTTAGCTACCTCAACAGCCTCAACCTTAGGTGTTTCGATGACCTCACCGTCAGCCAGAGCCTTAACACGTTCTTTGTAAGCCTGTTCAGCTGCTTCAAGTTCGTCAATCGCACTCACCTTGTTCTTGCTTGCCTCGGCTTCGAACGCAGTGTCAACTAGGAACATCACGTAATCGTAGTACTTGAGGTCGTCAGTCGGGATACTGTACTTCTGGCTAATCTCTTGTGCCTTGCTAGGGTCTTTCAACCAGCCGTCCACAACTGCTGCTTGGTGGCTCGCAAGCCTCCAGCCGAAGTCCTGCTTGGCACCGTTAGGGTTCAGGTTGCCACTGTTAATGTAGGCAGCAATCATCGCTCGTGCCTCTAGTTGCCCCTGATTAGCAGGGTCAATCATAATCTTTTCACCGTTACGCTTTGGGTCGATGTTTTCAAATATAATACGCATTTTATTCTCCTAACTCGTCTATAAAGGCGTCCACGAATGGGTCGCCAGTGTTACTTTTACTCTTACTCGTACCTCGCTGACTAAGCCCCTGTCTGTCATCACGCCCGATAACAGCCTTACGCTTCTCCAGCTCAGCTTCAACTTCCTTGCGCCTGCTAATCTCATCGTTTAACTGTTTGTAAGGTGCTAGTGCTGAACGGTAGTACTCAACTATATCGACTGGGGCGTTGGTTACAATACCTCGCTCTTGGTCAACAGTGAGTGTCTTGAGGTACATATCTGACACCTGCTTGTTAATCTCAGGTATCGTTGCCAGTAAGTCGCCGTACTCAGCTCGTATTATGTCCATACCGTCTAGCAGGTTCTGGTTAGTTTCTGCTATCAGCACAGCGTTGTCCTTAATCTCGTCAAGGTTGCGACTAATGCTCTGTCGCTGGTCCATAATCCACTGAGCAGCTTCTTCGTAGGTAAACTCTTCGCCGTTTGCTTTAGTCAGCCCCATGTCCACGATATCTTGAGCCGTCTTAATCTCAGTACCGTCTGACGCTCGCAAGGTCTGGTCGATACCATCTGGGTAGTATTTCTGGATAATCTCATCACGCAGGCTGTTCACTTGGTCGATTTTCGCTGTCTGAGCTTGGTTGTACTCAGCCATAGCGTCTTTAACATCTTGCTTAGTCGCAAATTGTGGCGTTTCAGGCTCTTGTGGCGTTTCAGGCTCATCTTCTACTTTACTTTGTATAGCGTCCTGATTTTCGTCCTCACCAGACGCCTCCTGTGGCGTTTCATCGCCCTCAGATGAAGTGTCTACTGCCTCATCAGTACTTGTGTCCTCAGTGGCTTCTGATGACGTGTCAGCGTCATTGCCCAATTCTTCCATTAAAGCACTACTGTATTCGTCGTTGCTATCGTCCATTGCCCTGCTCCTTAACCTTACTTATCGCCCCTGCTAGTAAACTCTCCAGCTCGCCCAACACCTGAACTACTCGCTTGTTAGTTGCGAGCTGTTCTTTGACTGTGAAGGTAGTCGAGTTTTCTTCTAGTGCTAATATCGTCTGGTAAAAATCTTTGCGTTCTTTAATAACCTTAAAGACTGCCTCTAGTGTGTCGATGTTATCCTCGTCAACCGAACTAATCTCGACTGGAGCTGTATCGAGTAACGGTGAAGAGGACACATATGCTAATTCCTCGTTGTTCATAGCTTAATATAAGCACGAACAAGTTGTGGTGTCAATGATTTTCGTCTAGCATATCCTTTAATGCAACAAATAACTGGTACAGAAGTACTCCGTCTATAGACTGGCCTATAAACACGAACTCCTCGTTAATAATCGTAGCCATATCGTCAAACAGACGCTGGTGTTTGTGGCTCGAACTGGGCGTTTGGCTGTGGTTGCTGTTGGTACTCATTTTGCAGTTCCTTCGCCACATCTGGCACTGTGTTTTGGAGCAATTCATCAGAGATAGCGTTAATACGAGCCATAGCCATAGGGTCGTTAGGGTTAGCCATCTGCTGTTGAACAGTCAACATATCTTGTAGGTCAGCTCGCTTCTTCTCTTCCATGTCCTTCTTAGCCATTGAGAGGTCTACTGATACGGTCATAGTCTGAATACGGTCATAAGTTGCTTTCCAGTCCACATTGATAACGTTATCATCGCCCACGAAGTCATCGCCCTCTATCTGGTTGATAGCGTTCTTAGCCTCATCGTCAATTATCAAGCTAGTCTCACCTAATACAGTCTGTTCTGAGAGATATAGGTCTAGGGCTGTTAGTGCGTATTGTCGTATTGCCTGCTCTAGTATTGCTGTAACCTGTGCTGAGCCGAGTGAGCGTAGGTTATCAGACTGCTCTACCTGAGCCTTGTTACGGTATACCGATGAGTTAGTCGTACCATTGGACTGTCCAACACCCATCATCGCCTGTATCTGGTTAGAGGTAAAGTTCATCACCTCGCTAAACTGCTGGAGGGTTGAGTTGCTCAACTCCATCAGGCGTGCGTCAGCGTTAGGGTCTTGGCTCTCCCAGTTGGCACGTCGCTTAAACGGTGTAGGAGTGGTGAATAAGCCCTTTTTGAACGTTGGCGGGTCTGCGTTGATAAGTTGCATTTTGGCTGTCGACTGTAGGTAGATATTAGCGTAATTAGCCATAGGGCTTGCCAGTCTAGCACGAGATATGCCGAACGGTGTCAGCTGTGCAGGGTCGATAACAAGTAGCGTTACTCGTGGAAAGCCGAACTTGGACAAGCTCTTAGTACTCATCAGCACTTTATCGGTAATCTGTGGGCTGAATATGTCGATAGTGTACTCAGGACCGACACCATAGCGTGTGATGATGTCGTACTGGTAGTTCGCATTGTCGTTGTTGCCAACCGAGCGTGGGTTCGAGTATGAGTTGTTATAGTTCTCAGCGTTAGGACCAGCCTCTATAAGCTCTTTTAACGCCTCAACGTTCCACAGCGTGTCTGGGTTACTCTTAGCAGACTTATACAGGTCTTTGAGTTTAGCCTTCGTTACACGTGTCCTGATTTGGTAGAAACTGCTGTCGGCACCGTCGAACACGCCTGCCTCTATCACTAGGTCGTTGTAGTGGACTGCCTGTAGAGTTGTACTGAAGCGACTGAATACCTTAGTAGTGTTAGTCAGGAACGCCTGAAAGCCGTGGGTTAGTGCTGACTCAGCACCGAGCTGGAGCTTAGACAGTATACCAGCACCAAACGTGTCCTCGTTGAATATCTCACGCCTAAGCAGGAAATTAGCCACTATAGCGTCTGTAGATAGTTTAGTGCCGTTAATCTCTGCCGATAGCTCCGGTACGTTCTGAATACTGGCTTGTGGTATCTGCCGAATAGACTGTGCGAGCGTTACCTCGCCGACTACTGGTGCTCCCTTGACATCGTGTAGTGATACACCGTCTGCGAGGTTCTCTAAGTCCTTAAAATCTCTAGTATAGCCGTCTACCCAAGCTTTACCTGTTCGCCATTCTTTGATTAAATCTTCTGCGTTCATACTATCTCCATACT